TTTTTTTTTTTTTTTTTTTTTGCCAATTAGGTGAAATTAGATAAAACAAAATGAGATAGGTAAGGAGTTGATTTTAGGTAAAATAATAAACCCGGGGATCATTAGCAAAATGATACCGGTCCTAGTTTCAAAAAGTCACACAGGAAGAACTAGAAAGAAACCTGTGAAAGTGAATAAAGGTCACTGACCTACGAGGATGTGCAGTTATGTCCATCTCCAGACGGGAGTGGCAAAGCAAACTGCATAATATAGGAAAGGAAAAGCATCGCGAATCCAATTAGGCGATACGCCCTCACTTCAGTACGCAAGATCAAGTACATTATAATACCATGAACTAGGTACTCATATACTGTTCTCTCTGGCACGAACACATAATAGAGAGCAACGCCTACTAGTGTAGCGACACGGTTGGACGGTCGAACTGATACCACTGCCGGGATGAATGGCACAAAGAATTGTACAAATCCTAGTATGGAACACTCAGAATCCTTAAAAGACGGGAATTGGGTGACGAAGTTGCCAACGAATTTGACAATATGCGACTTTTCACCTTTCGTAGTGTAATTATAACACAGAAATGCTGAAAAGGCAAATATTAGCAAAAACGTGGTGTTTGACAACACCGAGGTGGCGTATTGGAAATATTTGGAAAAATCCAAATTACTCCCGAAATTCTTCACCCGATTCACAGCTCTTTTCACAGGGGCAGCAACAACAGCACGACGAGACGTCGTTGTGGGGCGAACAACCGTACCGGTACGCTTGAGGACCATGATGACGCAAGAGGAACAGATAAATTCTTTCGATGATACAATCGACGATACACAGACACAAACAAACGCGACCGAAAACCTGGTAAAGGGGAAATTCACTTTGTAGCAATACTACAGCAAGAATTAACGGATACATTTGTAATTACCCAAGGCTAATTTATTTCATTTACTAAAAAACAAACACACCACTACACACACGCTTAATGCGTATATAAATTTGGTGTATTTAAAATATACATAAATGAACGTAAGAATAATGAATTTTGTTTTAAGAGTAGACTCATAAAACAGATCCATAATCTTGGGGACTGCGACGTCGATTATATAATCGAAGACATTTTGCAACACAGAAAGGATAAGGTGGTAGATCTTTTGATAAATAGCAACGAATTCAGACGAGGTAAAAATAGTTACAAGGGTATCAATGATGTAAGTCACTAATTCCAGCAGAGCGTCTATAAGGGGACGTAATAGACTCAACAACGCATGCAAAACTGCATCGATGAATGAAGTGGATAACGCGGATTTAATATGATAGGTTATAGTCGTGGGTTCCGTAAAAGTCATAAAAGCGACAGAACACGTACCATTCACTTTGAAATGCAATTCTGAGTGCGTAGATACCGGAAGCAGTTCATAAGGAGGATGAACTTCGCATTTGGCTCCCGTAACGCATGACTTGAATTCCGGAGACGAATCAATGCATACCGTAGCCGGTAGCGATTTTTCGTAATATACGTCATACGGATAAAAGGGGCATTCCGGTGGTGGAAACTCGAAAGTAACCGAATAGTCAGTACTGGTGTGAGAAACTGTAAACAGTTCTTTTCCATCATTATCAGTCATATATCGATTAGAAAGACAATAGTCAGATGTGAACCAAGTGTCGCCCTTGTTATCAATCAGAAACCTATAACTTTCTATTTGACAAAAGGCAACAGATACGTTATAGTATCGGTTCTTGCACTGTACGGTGACATTGTCATGACTGGATGGTTTTATCCTATACACCAGATATTGGCTGTTCAGTACTTTCGGTTTAGGAATGCACGTGTACAAATCCTTCAGAAATGAATGTTCAAGTGGGTACACCGTTTGTCCAGATGGGCAATGATAACCTATCAATTTATTCCACGCGTTAGCTTCATACACTTTGAAGTCAGAAAACGGTTGGAGAGAATACAACTTCCCTATCAACTCGATATCCAGCATCCCGAGTCGATCAAGTTCAGAATGGAATTCGACCAGCTCAGGTAGCGGATAACGGTCAAAAGCGAACGCTGTGCTGAAAAGAAACACTATAAGAAACATGTTCAAATTTTAAAACAATCAATCTTCCGAAAACTTTACTGCTCTATAATCCAATACATCTGTTGGTAATACATAAAATAATTTGGAAAATAATTTGTCATCTTTAATTAATGAAATTAAATTTTGAATTAAATAAGTGCAATCGTAAGGAAAATCGTACCTTTCTCGAATAGCGGCAGAGACTACGCTGATATCCATTAAGCAATCGTATTCCGATACTAAATCCTTCAAACTAATGTGGAATTCCTTCATATGTTGGAAATTCTTCAAGTCGCACCGACCCAATTTTATCATTATCTTGACCGGATCAGGTAAGAGTTTAAATTTATTCTCATCAATGACTACAAATTTGGAGCAGAAATAGGGATTTTTATACTTAAATTCCTTAACTTCCAAATTGAACATCATGGCGAACTTCTCAAACCTAGGCGTATACGAGTAATCCGTGAGATCAAGCGATGACAAAACTACGGCGGCGCAAAAACAGGTATTTCCAAAATACGTAGCGGCGCTACCTGATTCCATCTGTGGCGTTAACGCAACCGTAACTTTATTACCTGGGTCCCTACATACCCGGAAGTACATCATCTCATAGTACAGTTGACATATGTACTTGGGTACTCCGAGTCTCTGAAACAATAGACACAGGAACTCCAGAGCGAATATGAGTTGAGATTTGTCGAATTTACTCATATCCATCTCTTTATAATGGTTACCGTTGCATAGCAGAGAATCGTCTCCAGAAAACATGTAACATTTACCATAATCAGTCATAGATTGATGACAATCGCGACCGAAGTCTGCTACGGTTTTCTTTGTGTATATTTTAAACCATGGTAACATTAGTTTCATGAGGCGATCCTGAGCCATATCCACCACAGAACAGAAATAGGCATTGACGAATTTAGGATGACATGTGATAGTTTGCACGCTGTCATATATTTCCACAGTAGTCGGAGAGATACGTACTTTGGGACTACGTTTCAATGATAGTGAGCAATCGGATAGGCTAGCGAGACATATTGGAATATCGTTAGATATCGATTTTAGTACGGACCGATCTTGTTTCTCCAACCAACTAACAATAGATTGCGTAGTAGGCGTGATCAGTTCCATCTGACCAATAATGTCCGAATAGCCCCGGACTAGCATCTTCTCGAAATTAGCGAGAAGGTGGTGAGCTACATCTATCGGCGAAACGTTTTCCACTAACTCCGGCGGATTAAGATTGCGTTTTTGGATACCTAGAATAATCTCTCTCTGAGTAACGTCTCTCTTAGCAGGCGCCGGGGTAGAGAGAACCGGACGCAAAGAATCGAACTTCGCACGGCTATACCTATCCCAGAGCGGGGAAAAAGACACATCTTTCAGAGTGTATTCGATATCTTCGGTATGGACAAAGTAACTGTCAAATTGGTTTGGGACGTATACAGAATTTGGAAACAAATGACTCATAAACGTTTGAACCAGCTCTATTGTGGGTGATACCGAAATGAAATTTTCGATGCGAATTTCTGGATCAAAATATGGTTCCACCACGGCCACCAATTTCTCGGTAACCGAAGTTTGAATCACATTCCTACATTTATAATCTTCAACGAGATCAATTACTTTGGAGTCATTCTGGAATGACTCATTTTGCACTCTCACAAATATTTCTTTGACGTGAGGAGCAAGTTTCTTGATCCATTTCAACATATCTGGCATGCTGAACCTTTTGAAGATCGATTTATCGACGAAAATGTCATTTCGAATACCTCCTAACATTAGAGCAAATTCCTTCTCAGTCTTGATTGAGCGATGGTCCACCATGGTAAAGGAGTGTGTCAATTTTTGTCTAGATTTAAAAAATCTCAGAATAGTTGAATCTCCATAGGTAGGTACCAATAGTGAACCCTCGACCGACCCGGCTGATAAGGAAGTGCTGAAACGTTTAACACTTTGATCAGTCAATGAATTGGCATAATGGACAGCCGTGCTGATATAATCGTTCTTATGACACGCAGTGTAGTAGGTCAATTTTTTTGTGTGTCTAGTCAAAGCAGTAACGCACAGATTAGCATTATTGTATATCTGGTCTGCTTCTGATAGAGACGTACGAACGATGGCAATTTCAGGGTGTTCGGAACCCTGAAACGCGGCTATCGTAGACGGTTTGAAACGAGGATCCATTTTTTCCAAATCATTGGCCGTAGCGTTAGTAAAAGTCAAATATTTTACGTTCTCAGAGAAATAATTTTTCATCTCAGTGATATCGTTAATACGCACGCAGTTGAGCGACCTCAGTTGAGTACTAGTAGTAACGATACCAATGTCATGTCCATAATTTCTGTGACAACGTCTGTATTCGTCATCCAAAGCGGCAGGTACATCGGCCGGCAAACGGTGTGATTTATTTCTGATTGCTTGAGCGGGGAAAAGACTTTGCGGGGAGTGGTATCTAAACACGAAATCTCCTAACGTACTATGCGCCGGAACCTGGGCTGTATCCCCGTACATGTGAACGAATTTGGCTCCGGAATAATATGCAGTAGCCAAAATTAAAGCTACATGCACCATTATCGCTTCATCAAAATAGACATCTCGGAAATTCTTTATGTCCTCCGCTCGAGTCAAAAACGATGTAACCGTGCGGTAACATGTGCGATCGAGCAATCGAGTGTCTATTTTGTGAACTTTAGCCGTACGTTCAATAAGCACGTTCTTTCCGGCGATAGTCGGAGTGATCAACATATCTCCTTTTGACGTTTTTAAGCTAGGTTTGTGGGCTGTGACGATTTCTTGCGTCTTACCATGTCCCGCAACACCCTGTATAAGCACGAACTGGACATCCTTCAACTTATCCACATCTACCTTCGACACTTTATCAATTAAAATGTCGTCGAACATACGGTAAGTGTAATTTCCATAAAAATACCATCTGTTCGGTAGACGGTCAGCGAAGGGTATGAACTGGTCCAGAACGCCACAATATACGTGAGTGTATTCGGGATATGCATTATCGTCACACAGTAGCACTTTATCTCCCAGCATAATAGAGATATTTTGAGTATTCACTTTGACATTAGCTTTTAAGGTATGAGTTAAAACGAATGAGTTACATTCCAGTTGGTTATAGAAGAATCTGTATGTACTCATATTGGCCGCTTTGACCGACTTGGTATACGTAATGTATTCCAGAATACTCCGTTCGTAACTACGTATAGAGGCGGTGCAATTAACGTAATTACTAAGGATTGTAACGTCATGACGGCTAAATTGTTCTTTAATATGAGTCAATAGAGATTCTGCTTGCGGTTGGTCGTTCACACTAGTGAGGTCAACATAGATTCGAAGCCTATGCGTGGCGATTTTGTTAGCTATAGAAAACAAATTTGTGAGCATATCTCTGAATTGGACGGTAGAAAAATCCACGTGAATTCTCAATTCATCGTAAATTATATATCCCGGAGTATCAGAGATAAGCTCAGTATCAAAAAATCCCAAGATCACATCATGTGTGAAATCAGGATTACCATTGTTTTCCTGCTTTACCACGAACGCCGAAGAAGGCACATCGTGAAACTGTAACTTATTGATCGTCTTCACTAAACGATCTTCGAAAGAGTCAGCTTCAGCGATAGGTGTAGGCGGAATGTCTTCTTCTTCTTCAGGCGTCAGATCTATTTCTTCCTCAAGTGTGAATTTTTTAGAAGCTTTGGGAGTGACGGGTGGCAGTACGTATTTTAGTTGAGGTGGATACTTGTTAACTTTCAACATTTTTGCCTTGTTGATGACTTTATTCATTACTTGACTGGGTATACCATAAAAACTTACGTCGGGCAAATCAATTCGTTCGGGTTTAAATCCCTTACCAACGATGTAATATTCCGTAGACAACGGAGAAGAGAAATTGGGTTTGCAAAAAATCACCTCTTCGAAATGTCTAAGTACGGTATTCACCGATTCTGATATGGGAACATCACCAAACGATTTGAAACACACATTTCCGTTGTCGTTAAGTAGTTCGGTCAAGTTAGAGAATAACGTGTCTTGGTAAACGAGAAACGCCTCACGATCAACTACATCTTCATCTTTCTTCGATATGAAGGCGTCCGACAACACCACATCCATGCGACCTAATCTCTCGCATTCTACTCCCAGCAATTCCAAATTAGCCAAAACTGTAACATCACCATTCGTATCTTCTATCAAATTAGTAATGTCAGGGTGGTCGTATTTAAATTCCAATCCATCTACGTAATAAGTGTAATACAACTGCGCTAAAGAATGATTTAGATGACAATACTGGATCCATGAACCTGGAGCTGCGGAAATTTCTAGAATTTTACCGTGTGTAATTATCCCGTAATTGGAATCCATCTCATGCAGTTTAAGCGCTGATCTACAAACGTAAGGAAAATACGAATCCACGATAACGGGATGCATTTTAAATTTATCCTCCTTCGTGCGCTTAGCTGCTTCCAGTATAATAGACGGATCTTGTTGCGGGATTAATTCACGAACTGGCCTGAACTCAAAGGGACTAACACTTATTTTTTCACGCAGTTCAACACAGTGATTGTCAACTATTCTAAAGTGATATGTTGTAGTAGACTTGACGTCGTAAAAGATTTCCTTGTCTTCTGTGTGAATGCAGATGTTAATAGCAAATTCACACGCAATTAATTCGAATAAGGACAAATCAGCGATAGGACCGTAGATGCTGTCTTTGAAATTTTTCTTAGTTGTTATAAATAATCTGGAAAAATATTTAGAATTACTCAGGACTGATTGCAATTCGGGCACGCTAATGTTATGACGATTACTGAAACACATCAACACGCATTGTTTCTTGTAGTTATTGAGAAGAGAATATAGATTTTTATCGCACACGTGATCGACCACTGAGCAAGTATCTTTATCAACATATGAAATATGTAGTTTCTCGCGTATGAAATCGGTCACGTCATCGAGTTCATTAACAGGTGCGATGACGGGCAATACGATATCAATATTCTTGATTATTTCTATGTCTTCTTCAATGGAAACAACGCGCGTAATAGGAAAGAAGTCAACTTTGTACCGGTGATTAATTCGGAACAATTTGCACAACCACCTGAATATATTAGTAGAATGATCCAGGGCGATGTCATTGAGTAAGCGATTAGTTCCGTTATCAATTATATCTTCAAAAGTTTCTTCATCTTTCAGTTCGTTCATAGCGGATCCGAAAACGTAATTTTTAACGTGGCGCATCATGACACAAAGGCGATCGTACATGGTCGGATTGCGGCGCATATCTTCAAAACCCTTTAGTTTTTTCAAAGTCAACATCAGATCGTAACGACGACAATATACAATAAAGTATGTAGCATGTGCTATTTTGTCGATAAGATCGATGGACAAACTGTAGGGCTGCGACACATAAGCTCCATTAACCACTGTACGAGAAGCCATGGTGGAAGCCATCGTAACGGCGTTCTGAGTAGTAAACTTTCCGTCGGGCAAACTAAATAAATAGTAGTAAAGTTTTTCGAAAAATTTCTTGGGTGCAACCAATCTGTCTGGTATAAGTTCATGATAGTAATATTTATCAGGGTCATTCTGCAATTGGTAGTAATGTATAATTATGTTGTCGGGATCGGCGAAAGGTATCATTCTAGAAATATGAGTTTGCGGAATAGGATGCGTAGGCCGTATAATTTCATAGAACAATAATCCGCCCAAATTTTCCCGCCGTTGTATCATATAAGATACTTTATTACGAGATGTGCAGATAGAGTGACGAATAAGACCCAAATATGTATCAAGATCATGAACATATGCGTTTTGATAATCTTGGTCAAACCAAAATTTTATTACAAATTTCTTCTTATTTAATCCCCAGTTAGATTCGGGGTTTTTCTTGATTAAACATTTCTTATTAGTGGTAACAAAGTTATTTACGTGGCCCAGAGGCGTTCCGATAATCTTTCCGTATTTTCTAATGGGAGCAGAAAAAGTGCAGCATTCCAATTTCCAATTTAATCCATTATCAGAACCTTCGGTAATATTGGACAATATAGCTGGACTGTAATGAATAAATCCTATGGCACGCACGGCTTCAGCGCCGTCCATCATATCAGCGATGGTAGTCAAATCGCAATCATAACTGCTATGAGCAAAAACCAAATACTTGGATGTAATTTTACAGTGTTCCGATTTTGAGAAACATCGGTACTTTTGGTCATACATCATTCGTTTGGCATGATCGCGACGAGATTGAGATGCCGTAGGATCACAAACTATACTTTCCAAAGTTCTGTTGGTATTAGCTAGCCGAATAGTGTCATCTAGAGTCAGATTTGGCGTGCATGCGTGAACATTAGTACGTTGGTATTTTACTATTTTAGCTACTGAAGCTCCTACTTCCTTAATCAGAACGTCCCGGTTGGATGGCGTTTTTTCATTTCTGGACAAAAGATCATAACACCGATAAGTGGCGATTTCGTTAAGTGATCTATAGTACAAATGGGCTCCAATATCCGAGGCGTTATGAGAAAATTTTAGTTTATACGGCGGTGAAAACAATTGCATTAACTTTGTCTTTTCACTATCGGATAGTCTCTGATCTAAGTAAATTTCCTTATCTAGTGACTTAAATCTAATGATTGATTCCTTAACATGATCTACAACATGATTTTCGAATTCGGTGGTGATCGCGGCTGAACGGGTCATTAATTTTTGGCCCAGTTCAACTTTAATTTGGTTAGAATCTATATCCAATGCTTTGGCCACTTCCGACACAAACAATAAGCTCTGGGTAGAGCAATCGTTATAATCGTATGAAGCCATAGTAACGTTTCTTCCTAGGAGGGGTTGCAACTCAACCTTTAAATAAAGATTAAAGAAACGTAAGAATTTTAACTATATACTAATTTCGCAATAGAATCGCGTCGATAAAACAGGGATTTGCGGCTGTTGTACACCAAACGAGGGGGTTTGCAACCTCGGTTTGGGTATCTGAACGAAAACAAGCGAAAGGGCTTAAATAGTTGTTAATTCG